ACTAGTATCAAAAACCCTTCGAGCCCCCTAGGCACTAAATTATGTACACGTAAGAATGCGACAAACAAGATCCACAAAAATAAAGACACTACTCAAAGAGAATAATCTCTTGAGTTCTCACTACGTTATACTTTATAGCGGCCTGTCTGATCACGTCGGATCCTGCAGACAACACTACATTTGCCATCGATACTTTGCTTGACTGCATTTTCTGCAATCCACTAGTGTAAATAGGCTCCCCTGACGTTTCATCAATCTTACCCATGTCTAATTCACTTTGATGAGAAATTTTCGCTTCTGGTGGTCTAGCATCTTCTAAGTTCATCAATCCTCTCGCTGAAATACGTTGAGTGATAATCGAAGAATTCCAAATTGTACGATATACTGCCTCTGAAAGCGCTAGTGTATCCGAAGACATTTTGGGTTGTAATGCATTATCAAAAAACATAATTTCGTGGACAATAGATTTATTCGATATTAACAATGTCTCGGCTTTCGTAGTATTCATAAATTGACGTACATCTGCAGTTATAGTTGGTTTATATAATATATTTGGCATTGACACATAAGTATTGAATCCGTTATTAATAGCACGTAATAATAAAGTGATAACATACTCTGGCCAAATACCTGTTATATCGATCTGAAAATTGACATTCTTGATATCTTCAGCTAGTATCTTAACTCCATCAATTAAAAATACGTAATATACCATATTATTTTGAGTCTGTGTGGATATATGTTGCATAGTAAGTACTATAGTTTTAACATCAGTCGGAATTGTAAGTGTCTCGTACACATCAAATTTGGCACAAGCTCTTTTATGCAATATTAATCCTTTAACAATGTCATCCATATCTCCAGTTAGCATTTTAAGGGCTATTTGTAATCTAGTCATATTAGAATTCTCTATTAATTGTGGTGTATTCTCAAACTCAGCGGGATCAAGATTAGCAACATATGGTTGAACAACATTATCTAATACTCGTCGAATCAAAGGTTTACTAAGCTTCGTCGAACGATGTTCAGTATGTAATAGAAAATGTAACGGTGCAACATTATAATCGCCTGAGCCTAACATATTTTTAATCGATTCACGTGCTCTTCTATATTGCCTCTCTGTGACTTTTGGTTGAGATATTCCTGTTCTCAACTTATTCAATTCATCTTCATATCCAGGTATGGTAGTTTGCCTTGATAGTATAAGGAGTAAAATTCCTTCTACACTACAAATGGCGTCAATTGATGTTTTTAAATGTATTGTAGGTGTGATAAAATTATCTGGTGTTGGAATAACTGGTTGAACTTTTGTGGGTACGTTAGCCGTACCAGTAGCCCCAATGGCGTTACCATATGAGCTATCAGTATTACCTAGCAGTCCCCACACAATTGCAGTATCTATTAATAGTGATTCATTCAATTCATCCCCATTTTGTACAACTCTATAGATATTCCCACCATCCTTAACAGCATAAGAGCATGCTCGGAATGAATGGAATTGTCCATCTGTATTTGGAATAAAATTTTGCATCATATTTGCCATTACATTATATAGATGATAAACATGTCCATCTAATGCTAAACATAAAGGGTCCGCTAATTGTGTTAGTAATGACTTCAACTGTGTCACACCTGCACGAGGACGTTGCGCAAAACTACTAGCAAATGCTCTAAGTATTAGATTAAACATCTCTTCAATTGCATCATACATTCTTGTATAAGTAACTGAGTGTTGCGTCCTACCGCCAATATTCAATGAGGAATAAGGATTCAAATGTGCAGAGTCTTTAAATCTTGGAAACTTTGCTGCTATTGCTCGATCGTCGGGTGTTAAAGATGTAGTTGGTTTCATTAAACGTGCAATTTTAGCAAGCGTTGGCGCTATAGCAGATAACGTTGGATCGTCAGTAAAAAGTGACGGATACAAATTACCTGTTAATACATCGTTATTCTCAGTCATACGTTCATTCTGATTCGTAACTTGTATGTATTCCTTACGCCCATTTACAATTTTGTAATAAAATCCAAATTTTGTAATAAACTTAAGATATTCCTGTCTGAATGCATACATAGATATATATAATATTCTCGCTTGAATCTGTCCTAACATGTGTTGTGTTACATTTGGAAACATAATAGAAAAAAGAATTAATTCTAAAATATACAGCAATGAGACTGGCTCCCCTCGCTTCATATCAAAATCATATAACTTAGGCCTCATAATAATTGGTGTCATCTCTAATGAAAAGTAATCATCAATCACAGTTTTATCAATCGCACAAATTCTGAATAAAAACCAATTGATAATAGTTGGTTCCATATTTTGATTTGAATTTAGCATTTTAACAATCGCATTCTCCGATTTAACTGTAAATACATTAGCTTGACTAAAATAATCAATATTAAGTGCGTGGAATTGCCGAACAATATCTGGAAACATACATATCGAAAATATAAATCTTGATAAATCGTTATCTGAAAACCATTTTGGAATATTCTGATATTCTAAATCGCTAATTGTAATTAAGTCAAATTCATACGACAAAGCTTTAATAAGTGACATGATATCCTCTCTTTTAACTTTCTTTCCTAAGTACTCAAGTAAGTTATGATTATACAAGTATGCTCGATATTGGTCAATTGGATATCCAACAACGCTATATCTTTTCACTGCATTAGCATCTAAAACTGTCTTTATTTTCCCATATTGTATTGTTAAATTAGTGATCAAAGTTTTAATTGCATCATTATACCAAATAGGTTCAGTTCGGGTATCAATACGTAATAGAGGTGAAACTCCTGTTGTGGTTGGAATAGTTGGCAAAATTGCGGTATTTGAAATTGCAGAGGTATCAACGTCATAAAATTCCATCGTTAATATTTTCCTATCCATCATCATTAATACCATAACTCTGATAAAGAATTCAGTTCGATTTGCGTAGGTTATTCCATCTGTGATAGTATTAATGATGTTATTTGTATTCTGATATAACTTCGATATATGTGGAGAATAATTCAATTGAACGATTCCTGTTCCATACTTAAACTTTTCTAAACTTGGTAAGTACAATATTTTCGCTAGATTATCAATTGGGTTATACGTTTGCTTGGGCATATTAACAATCATCTCATCTGAATGGTATTCAATGAATGCGCTAGGTTTATCCTCAGTTGTAAACACGTCATGAAATATCAACACATTAGCTAAATTAGCAAATGTACTCCGTATTGAACGCATTGGTTGTACTGTAAGCGCACCAACTGTCATACCTTGTATCATCATAGCTAACTCAGCCCTATCAGCAAAAGATTCTATTTCTGGTTCTCTTCCATGACTTGTACTGTTCAAATCTTCTATTGGTCCTGTTGCATGCGTTTCATCATTATTTGTTCGTGCATTGGTAATTCTTGGATTTCCAGTTGTGTCAGAGGTATACGTGATGGAACTCCCTCCATGTTGTACACTATCTTGGCTGGAACGATTTGTTTCAATCTTGGAATAACTTGACACTGTTTTTCCATCTGTAATTTGATTACGGCTTGATGATATTCTTTCAATGTTAATTTTTCCGCTATTATCGGATCTAGTAAATCCTTGATTTGATGTGGTTTGTTCATTCTGTTGTTCTTCATTTATTTCTTGGTGCTTTAGATTTGTCCTCTCTTGGTTGTTCTTATACATTCTTATTGGTCTCATAAAAAGTACTGTTTCTACTCTGGGTTTTAAACT